CTGGGGTGTTAAACGATCTTCGCCATAATGCAAAGAAGCAGCAATAGCGACCTCATTAAGCATTGTTTGACTCACATATGTTTGAGTGGACGAATGGGCTGATCTTTTCGCCTCCGTGAAATGACCTTCATGTTTGTAAACGGAGCCGAGCAACTTAGCGGCCCTACGAAACAAGTCATTCGCGGCGAAATGGTCAGTCATGATGAACCCAGCAAATTCACCAACGTCTGATGATGTTAATTTGAGTTTGTGTTTGGTGACGGCTAACAAATCTTTACCAACGCGGGTAAGCGTTGCCGATTTGCATTTGTGGGTTGAGTCATCTCCGACGTAAGCTGCAAGCGCAAGATCTTCGAAGTCATAAAGCGCATTCGTCAGAGCACAATTGCCAATTGTGTTCTCAATGAGTGTGAACGGATTACCTGAAAACTGTTTATCATGTCCTTTCAGACGCAGTTTACCATTAGCAGTTTGGGCGTTCATAGTCCAGGTTTTCCTATACTCAAGGAACAAATCAGCGAGTTTGTCGGGGACTCCTAATAAACGGATGAGCCAGTCGGTGAGTTTAACGAGCACGCTATAAAAGTGCGCATCCCACTCGGTGTAATCATTGTCAACAAACTTCTTGCCTTTCGCTTTAGGGTCGGCAAGCATTGCAGTCAAAGCATTGGCTTTGTCAACGTCGGAGCCTTCAACAGCAAAATAGACGGGCTTACCATACTTCTTAGCGAGTTCAACTATCTTCTTTGCGAGGACTCTAGCATAAGCGCAGAGCATAAGATTAACACGTTTGCTCATAGCGGCTACACCTTGACCAGCTTTGTCAGTGTCGGTACAAAAATCTTTAGCAGTAAATTTAGTTTGTCTCTTCATAACAAAATCAAGATTTTCATCATACCAACGCATCTCTTGCTGAATATCTCGATGTGCACGAGAGTTTGGAGTGTTGCCGAACTTCTCGTCAAAGGAGATTATGTAATCACGGTAACCCTGACGCAGGTCTTCATGGCCAACGCGCATATCTTGCTCAATTGCGGCAAGCCGATCAGTGCGTCCTGTCAATGCTTTAGACAAACCTGCTTTAAGATGGTTCAAATGCACTTTGCCGGTGGGAACTGTGGTGCGGGGGGTCTTTCTACCATATCTCTTAACAAGTGTGTAAGCTGTCATGTGGGCATCATTCGAAACCTGGTTAATAGTCGCAACACCTGGTGTGCCCAACACGACACCATTTACTTTGGGTGACGGTCTAATAATGTTAAGAGGGTCAACTTTAAGCACGCCATCTTCGACTTCGGGCAAAGGCATTCGCAAATACGCTTGTCCGGAATCAGCATTGGCATATGCTTGTTCCAATGTGTGGCGGGCCACACGCATAGATGGAGAATCCTCAGCTGGCACAGTTCTAAACTGGTCAACAAAGCCTTTTGGAGTAACGTTCTCAACGGGAAGAACTGGAATTGTGTCATTAACCACACACAAATTACTCTGAACTTCATAAGTTTGTAAGTTATGACCTTGAATATTGAAGGTGCGAGTAAACAGTTCCTCATTACCAACGAGAACGAGTTTATGGGTGTGGCGCGTCATTGCTGTATAAACCCACTCAGTGCGTGCCATCACGGTCGAAGTGACGCTTTTGTCATCTATATACCAGCATATCTCGCGGGCACGACTGCCCTGGTACGTTGTAATAGTGTGGGCGTTATAGCCTCTCGCGGATAAGTCAGCGGCAGTTGAATCATTAAAACAGATGACAGGCATATTTCTCACCGAATCAAGAGTGCCACGGTACAATGACTGTGCAACCTCTGACACGCTGTCAAGTATCATGCCATATTTTTCACGCAGCAACTTGACGATGTCCTGAGGGACCTTATAAACGACATTTATGTTATTTATAACACCAACATCTTTAAAGTTGGTAAACAAAGGTCTTTGATCATACGTTACAAAGGGCACTTGCAACACATCGCCAAGTATCACTATTTTAATGTCAGGGGCACAAGCGTGAACCAACATCACGTACTCGACGGGCACTTGACTTATCTCATCTATAACAACGGTGTTATAACCAGCAAGAACATCAAAGACGCGATGTGGAGTGACGCTGGTAACACCATGCTTATTCACGTGTTCGTTTCTCAAAACGAGAGTAGGTGCAACAAACAGCGCGCCACGAAACAT